TCACAATCAAGACAGCAGCAGGTAGTCTAGTAACAGTCCGTGCAGAAAACGGAACAGAACTAGATGGTTTAGTTGCACAAGGATTAGATGCAATTACATCAGCAACAATGGAACTAGAGAAAGCAATTCGTGGTTCCATACCAACACCTATGACAGTAGGACAAGTTGCATCAGCACTAGGCGCAAGTATCAGTCCGTTAGATAACTCAACTACTACGCTTGGTGGACGCAATTGTCCACACGGAAAGATGACAGCAATACAAGGAACAGGTAAAGATGGTTCTATGTATCGTGGTTATTTCTGCCCAGCACCAAAGGGTGCATTTGATAAATGCAAGAATGTTTATCTAAAGACAACAGACTCAGCCTGGAACACATTCGTTCCAGAACAGGTTAAGTGAAAACACTTAGACGCTCTATCAAGAAAGCCGAAGTGGGGGGCGAACCATTGCCCCCTGCTTTTCAAGCATTTGAAAGAGCGGGAATTATATTACGCAGAGCAGAGGTAACAGTTATTGCAGGCACTCCAGGTGCAGGCAAGTCATCAGTTGCATTAGCAATTGCTGCTAGAACTAAACTACCAACGCTTTACTTTAGTGCAGATACTAATGCTCATACTATGGCTATGCGTTTAATTGCAATGGCAGGTAATATGAGTCAAGCAATGGCCGAGAACTTATTAAAGAAAGACCCTGAAAAAGCAAACGAGATATTATTATTAAACAATCATTTGTTCTGGTCATTTGAATCTACACCTACATTAAAAGATTTAGATGAAGAAGTATCTGCATTCGAAACAGTATGGGGCAGAAGTCCTACACTTATAGTTGTAGATAACTTAATGGACATAGCAATGGATGGACACGAAGAGTTTCAAGGTATGCGAGCAGCAATGAAAGAACTTAAGTATCTAGCCAGAGATACAAACGCAGCAGTACTTGTATTGCACCATACTAAAGAAGGCTTTGAAGGTTATCCTTGCCAGTCACGGTCATCTATTCAAGGTCTAGTTAATCAGATACCAGCAATGGTGTTAACCATTGGGCAGATGAAACAAGGAGATGATAACTTCTTGTGTGTAGCCCCAGTTAAGAATCGTTATGGTAAGGCTGACCAGACAGGTAATAATTATGTAACTCTTTCATTTAATCCTGAGTCTATGCATTTAGATGATGTTATGATTCGGTACCTACCACAACAACAGGAGTTAGGATGAGCAATCCACGCAAAGCAAAAGGTTCCAGTGCAGAACGAGATGTAGTTAATTGGTTAAAGAAATGGTTTCCTTATGCAGAGCGTAGAATTGCAGGTGCTCATTTAGATAAGGGAGATATAGCAGGAGTTAATGGTGTAGTTATAGAAGTAAAGAACCATAAACGATTAGATTTATCTGCCTGGATAAAAGAACTAGAAGTAGAAATTAAAAATGATAATGCTTGGACAGGTGTAGTACTACACAAACGACTAGGTAAAGGAGATGTAGGAGAATGGTATGCAACTATGCCAGCAAAACTTTGGATAGAACTAATAAGGAAGATTAATGGACAAACATAATGTGGCTGACTACTTAGAGTATGTTGGCGCCACCCTGCCAGCCGTGGGCAGTGGTTGGCGCAAGATGAAATGTCCATTTCACGGTGACAAACACGCATCAGCAGCCATTAATTATGACGAGAATAGATTTAAATGTTTTGGTTGCGAAGCAAAAGGCGACGTATACGACTTAATAATGTACAGAGAAGGAGGTAAATACATTGAGGCTATCAAATTCGCAGAGAGCATATCTCTTCCAAGCAGCGGAGGAATACGCAAAGCACATTCATCTAGCAGAGGAATATCTTTTAACCCGTCATCTCTCGGTAGAAGAAGCGAGAAAGTTTCATCTTGGGATAGTGAAAGACGCTCTTCCAGGTCACGAGAGTTATAAAGGTAGGTTAGCAATCCCATACATTACACCGTCAGGTGTAGTTGATATGAGATTTAGAAGTGTTAATAACCATCCAGATGAACCTAAATATATGGGTGTGCCTGGGGCTAAGACTACAATGTTTAATGCACAGGCAGTACTAACAGCAGGTAATTACATATGCGTAACAGAAGGTGAGTTAGATACAGTAGTACTATCAGCCAAAACTAATCATCCATCTATCGGTATTCCAGGAGTAAATAACTGGAAGCCATACTATGGAAAGATATTAGATGATTTTGAAACAGTAATTGTATTAGCAGATGGAGATAATGCAGGGCTTGAGTTTGGCAAAAAGTTAAGTAGAGAACTACCTAATGTTAATCTATTACAAATGCCAGAAGGCCACGATGTTAATAGCATCATAGTTCAAGAAGGAAAGGAGTGGATAGATGAGCGAATTAGAAAATGCTTGGGAGAGTGACGAAGACTTCTGGGATTTTGTAGGACAAAATAAACGTATGGTTGGTATGGCAATCTCAGATGGCCAAGGACTAGATATACTTAATGCACTACGAGATATTTATATAGAGATAGATAAAGAAACAGAGACAGCCAAGCGGATGCTTACACTGCTAGCCACAGTTATTTATGCCAGCAGCATAGGTGAAGGTCAACAATTTACAGATGAAATACAGGTACTATCAGCAATGGAACAGTTTGATAACAGCATTAAGGAGATGTTAGATGAAGAATCCAAGTGATGTAGATACTATTATAGAAGAACTAAAAAAAATCTTACTTAAAAAACAAGAAGATTATGGTCCATTAAATATAGCCCACGCTCCAGGCGGGGCTATGAATGGACTACGAGTCAGGATGCACGATAAGTTAGCAAGATTAAATAACCTAGTAAATAAAGGAAACACGCCGAACTATGAAAGCGTTGAGGATACCCTCATAGACCTGGCTAACTACGCTATAATCGGACTATTAGTACAAAGAGGACAATGGGAAGGCGCTGATTAAAAAGTGAATGAGGCGTGGGTACAAGAGTATGAACTGCTTGTATCCTCCCTTGCCTCCGAATACTTTAGAAAATATCCTATGCTTGAGCCTGCGGATATCAGGCAAACATTATGGATGTGGTTTGTTACCCATCCAGTTAAGTACACAGAATGGTCTAAGTTACCAGCCAAAGATAAAGAAAAACTAATTGCTAAATCATTGCGTAATGCAGCAATAACTTATTGCGAAAAAGAAAAATCTGCCAAGGTTGGCTATGAACTAGCCGACCTTTATTACTATGACGCCTCAGTTATTGAGGCGTTTCTGCCATCTATTATTGCAGGTAGTTATGAACTGCCTAATAAAATTAAAGACCTTAACTTTAAGTTTGGTAAAGGTGAAGTTACAGACGGAAATAACTGGCTAGTCTTACGGTCAGATATAGAAAAAGCATTCAATCAATTAGCAGAGGCAAAGCAAAATATTTTACGTATACGTTTTACGTCAGATAATTACGAGTGGACTGACTTAGCAAAGGAATTAAATACATCAGCAGATGGTGCACGTATGCGAGTTACCCGTGCAGTTAATTCTTTAGTTAGAATATTAGGTGGTTGGCGTACATATAATGATACAGATGTAGTTGAGAATAAATCAGAGGATGATGATGACCGAACAGAATCCTAAAGAAATAAAAGATTTGTTTAGAAAAGATTACAGCAAGGCTATGGATTTACGAGGCCATCCCATTGGGGATGTATGTGTATGTGGTTCAGAATTATTTACTGCTATAGTAGCCTTTGAAATGGGAGAGATTTGCTTTTACTTCTTAGATGGTGAGTGCGTAGATTGTGGTTCACTAGTCACTTTACCCACACCAATAGACGACCACGGAATGGATTGTGACTAATGCCTTTCTATGATTTTGAATGTAAAATATGCACAGTAGTAGTAGAAACAAATGATTCTGCTGCACCATTTTGTACCTCTTGCGGAAATTTAATGGTTCGTATATGGTCCTCCACACCAGTACACTTTAAGGGAAGTGGCTTCTACTCAACAGGAGGATAAGATTAAAAGACTACGTCACCTATTTTGTTTTAATTATATGTGGAAAGTAATAGACCCAAGTAAATCTTTATGGCATCTTAAGTGTACTAAGTGTGGTTATCAAGAGGTGATTAATCTTGGTTAATTATCCAAAATGGAAAGATACACCAGCGTGTGCTGGCATTGATGTAGAAATATTTTTTACTGAAGAACGAGGTAATTTCGCACACCTTGATTATGTTAGGAAAATGTGCAAGACTTGCCCAGTACAAGTCGAGTGCTTTAATTACGCAATTGACAACCTAGTCCACGGATTGTGGGCAGGAACTACTATGGAGGAAAGGAATAGATACAGAAGTAAACACGGAATAATTGGTAAGACAGTTGTTCCAGCCTCTGTATTTGATGATGTCTACTATAGTCAACTTGAGCAAGGATGAAGTAAGAGTCTGCACTTTACTAGCAGTAGAGCGCTGGCTTACTAAGTTTGGTTCTAAAGATAAACCTAACTATGCACAAGGTAAGTTAGATGGTAAGTTAGAGCCAGAAATAAATGCAAACATACGGGCTAATGTGTGTGAATGGGCAGTAGCAAAACAATATAATCTAGGATGGAACACGCCTTGGTATCCAAATGCATTGCACGCTAAGCGATATCCAATATCTGATGTAGGAAATAACATAGAGGTTAGGTCTATTAGAACTCAAACTAGTATTCCTTTTTGGGGCAAAGACAAAGGTAGAATTATTATTGGAACTAAATGTTTAGATACGGAATATTATTCTGAGGTAGAAATTTTTGGCTATATAAAGCCAGAACAGTTTACTAAAGAAGAATACTATGATAGTTATATAAACGGATGGCGTGTACCTATAACAGAATTTAAGGAGTATGATGTCAAAACTATCTGACTTTGATTTAGATTTATCAGTTGGACACGAAGGCGAGTCCCTCGTTAATCAACTACTAACTAATGGCAAAACCATTGAGGTTAAAACAGACCTTAAGTGGAAGAACACTGGTAACTTATATATAGAAACTGTGTGTTGGTCACACAACAATAGTGAGTGGTACCCATCTGGTATTTCTACAACTAAGGCTGAGTACTGGGCATTTGTATTAGAAGGAACCGTATTAATAGTTCCATTAGAACATTTACGGCGTGCCATTACTTTGTATGGACACCCTATTACCTGTAATATAGAGCCTAATCCGTCAAAGGGTTATCTGATACGACCAGATAAAATCCTCCAAGTGGTACAAGAGTTGGCTAGGTAGCAGGGGAACTATCTAGAAAACAAAAAAGACCCCCCGTTTCTAGTATAACTACTAGTCGGGGGGTTCTTCTTGTCTATAAAGGGCATTTAAAGCCCGATTAGGGGTATCTATTCAGCGCCTAGACCGTACTCTTTTTCAGTCTTATCAGCCCATTTAGCCAATGGTGCTGCTACTGAGCCGATTAAAATTGCATACTCTGGGGCAAGGTCGGCAGCCAGTGCTAGTCCCATTGTTACTGCTGATGCCAATACAGCACGAAGGTAAGACT